CACATTGTTCCAAATGGCTGTTGTCGTCAGTACTATGGACATTACTGACAAGATTCTTGATGACCGCGCTTTTTGTACCTTCAGTGGCGATGATTCGTTGGTCTTTGTTGACAAATCTCTGAACAACATGCAAGAAGTCAGCAACGGTTGTGCCATTATGTATAATCTGGAAGTCAAATTATTACATTATGACACTCCGTATTTTTGTTCTAAATTTTTTATACCAACTGAACAAGGATTGCTGTTTGTTCCGGACATCGTCAAAACAGTGGTGAAACTTGGACGCAAAGATTTGGTTAACATTGAACACGCGCGCGAATATCATATAAGTTTTGCGGACAACAATGCGAGTCTGTTAAACGTTTTGAATTGGTCATACATCAGTCAATGCATCAATGACCGTTATCATATATCTGGTGATCATCATTTAGTTTTTAAAGCTTTATGCACATTCATCCGTGATAAAGACATGTTTCTTAATTTGTGGGATTATAGTAATACTAAGTCATATACTATTTTGCCAAAATTGGAAATATGAGAGCCACATTATCATTATTCATCTTTCTTCATGTCATTGTTTCGTCCCTCTCACATTACACTCCACTCTCTGCGCAGTGTTTGCAAAATATTTGTTGTGATTGTCGTACGTATAATTTGCCTTGTGCCTACTGTACTTATGGAGTTACTCATGGATGTGATCTTACTGGTTCACAATTAACCAACTGGGCTTCTTCCGTCAACTCCTTCGGCACCATGTATTTGCGTTCTGCAACTACTCAACGCGTTCTAGCATCACGTTATTTCGTTCACGATGTGATTTGTACTGTGTCCAGTCATTCCAACAATCTTTGCACGTCGACTTTTCTATCATTCCTTCAATCTGGTTCATTTATTTATAAAACCGAACCTGCTTGTCGTTCAACTTCATGTTCCCTTCCTTCATCGTGTTCATCACCTATTCAATCGAACACTTCTCCTGGATTTTGTTATTCTGCTTCCCGCACAAATCCTCTCCGTGCAACAGTCTACGGCAATGAATTGTGTCTTGACGGCATCCGTACGACTGGTAGTAGCTATTTAGTCCAAATTTTGAGGACTATGCAAAATCCAGTCGATGTCACACCTCATGCCAATTCCACCACGCAATGGTTGACAACGAATAACACAGATTGGATTTCAGCTTTTCAAAATACTCCACATTTCAGAGTCATCGATACACACAATGTCATCAATACACAAGACCCGATTATTACTTCTGTTGTGTCGGATTCTTGGTGGGGAAGAGTGTTCGTTAGGAACAGAGGGCCATGTCAGTTATATATGCCTTTTTCAGCCACTGAAGATGTTTGTGTCGACGATTTCGTTTCGGGTCAACAAGTTATTGGAGGAAGTGATTCCGTTCGCGTTGCACAAGATCGTTTAGTCGAAGTTGACGTTGTCATATCACATGTCGAGAAAGAATCATGTGAAGACCTTTTTGACAGGACCAAATGTGTTTCTGATTACATCATCGAGAATTCTCGAGGTGGTGGGTTTAGTGACAATCCGCATTCGCAAGACTATCTGAAC